TCTTTTTTAAGTCCGTTTTCGTTCTTAATCTTAGAATACCAATTTACAAACTTCTCTATTTCAGAAAGTTGTTTATGTATATTAGAAACACCTCTACCAACTTTTGCTTTTGGTGAAGACATCTCTCTTTTTAATTCTAACCATCTATTTTCTGCTACAATCATTCCACTAATATCTGCTACTTTAGCTTTATCAACTTCTTTTGCAGCTGTTGGCTTCATTGGTAGTGCTTCCTTTCTACTTGCAGGTACATCACCTAATGCCCAATCCTTTTCACCTTCTTCTAAATTATCAACTACAGTCCCACCAGTCACATTTGCCAATCTTTTGTTTTTCTTTGCAGTTTGACCTGGTTTTGCAAAAGCCGCCGGTGTGTTATATCCAGCAACATTACCTGTTACAGACATTTCATCCAAAGTTTTTTGGATATATTTTTCTCTAACGTACTTACGAATAGCCTCTTTTAATCTTACTTCCATTATTTTACCTTAGATTTAAGTTCCTTAATTAGCTCATAAGAAAGCATAATAGATGAAACTTGAGAATCAGATACAGTTTTTCCAATTTTCATTTTATCTAAAACGGAAATAGTTTCTGAAAGTTTAATTTGAGTAACTTTATCTTTTAATTTTGCTTTAATGCCATTTAATTCAGAAATAATGTTTGGTAATTCTTGTCCAACATAATCTTTGAATTTTGTAGTATTAGTAATGTTGTTTATATATTCTTTCAACAAATTCTTTTGAGAATCATTTAAATTTGTATATTTTTTGTTGAAAGTTTCTACTAGAATCTTATAGGTAAGTAATCTAAGGTCTTTGTCTTGTTGTTTATAGGATTCAATCAACTTTTTATCTTCTGTTGGTTGAATTTGTTGAGCTGGTTTTGAAGTGATATTCTCAATTAGGGTAATTTTAGAATTAAAGATATCTTTAATATCATATCCTTCTGCTCTCTTAGATTCAAATACTTTATATATGGATGCTAATACTTTATAGTTAGAAATGGGTGAAGATAAAAATTGCTCAATATCAAATTTTGCTGAAATTTCTTTGATAAGATTGAATTTTTCTTTAGATAATGCCGATTGATTTAATTTAGTATGTGCGTCACACACCGTTTCTACTAATCTATCTGCTTTTGTTTCGGAATTATATTTTTCTTTTAAAAGAATATCATATAATCTTAATTCTTTATTCAATTCCGTATTTGGAGCAAAGAATTCTGCTACAATTTTTTTTGCATTTTCAGATTTATCGCCATTAAGAATCTCAAGCGTTATTTGTCTTACTAAAAGCTCAAATAACACTCCAGTATTCTTAAACTTTGAGTGTTTAATTTTTTTCATTTACTTACCCTATATTTATTCTACCCTATAAACTAACACATATAAATATAAACAAATTCTTCTTAGCGTTAGTGTTTAATGTTCTATCTTCTCTTTTTCTTTCTTTATGGTTTTCCTTATCTCCCAATGGGTCTCTACCATATGGATGCTTATCTTTACCATAGGTGTTTCCTTCTTTAGGTCTTCCAACCCCCCTATTTAGTTCGATTTCAGTTTTTAATTTACTGATTTCTTCTTCCACATTTTGAGGTTGTGGTGGGTTTGCTGGGTCCTGTCCTTGCTGTTCTATTGAAGTATGTCTGAATCTGTCTTTAAGGTCTAATATTACTTTAGCTCTTTCAATATCAATCTCATCCTGCGATAATCCAAATACATTATGATAAGCCCAATCAGATGATAACATATTAAGTGCTTTAACATCAGTTGCTAATCTTACTTTTTCAGACCACAAATTAACTTTTTCTTGCTCATATATTGTAGAAGCGTTTGTAAGCATTAATTCAAAGTTTGTCATTTCTGAATCTTCAATACCATTTGCTGCTAAGTGAACTACTGCAATTTTTGCCAATTCACTAACAACTGTTCTTTGAATTCTTTCAATAGTTCTTGCAAAACGAACATCTTCTGCAGCTAAAGTAGCTTTACCATTTACATTTTCATCATAAGATAGATATGCTTTTGGTACTCTTAGAGCTGCAAATAATTTGTTCTTTAAATAATCAATATCCTCAATTGCTGCATACTCTAAACCTTGTAGATTTTCAATATTAGTACCACTATCACTACCACGTACAGGTAGAAAGAAATCTTCGGTAAGGTTTTGAATATTGTATTTTAAATTATAATCACCAGTATTTTTATCAACAAATGGAGTTTTCTTCATTTTGTTAATAATTTTTTGCATATAGTTATCTACTTCTTGTGGTGGGATATTACCTATATCAATTTTGAATACTCTCTTTTCAGGTGCTCTCATAATACGATGGATTAGCATCGCATCTTCCATAAGAGATAATTGTTTCCAAATTCTTCTTGCACCTTCAACCATTGATTTACCATATGGTAAGAAGTTAGTATCTGATAACATACGGAAGTGAGCCATCTCATATTGCTCATATTCCTTCTTACCAAATCTATCCAATTCTACCTTATATTTTACATAGTCAGGATTATTAGGGTCAGTACCTTCTAATCTTTCTACATTATAAGTTGAGTGAGGTGCTACGTTGATGATACCTTTACCAGGCATAATTTCCAATGCTAAGAAAGCATCACCATATTTTACAAGGTTTCTAATCCAAGGCCACAAATTAAACTCTACGTTCATAATATCATAGAATAGATTATGAAGCATTTCTCTTACATTCTCATTTGTAGATTTGATTTGAAGTACATCACCATATTCGTTCTTAGTTGTACTTTCATCAGCGTATATATCAAGTGCCGAACCTATAATCGGGTCCATATCCATAGCATCATAATCTCTAAAAAGTTCTCTACGAACTTGATGATATGCCATAGATTGTGCACCCTGATGGGTTTCGTAATATGAACGTTGTAACTTTGTGTACCTATCTCTAAGGTTTACAAAGTTTGTATTCATTTGTCTATCTTCAACATCTACTACTCTACGTTTACCATCTTTATCAACGGTTACGATTGCGTTTGTTGAAAATAGTTTTTTAAGTCTCCCAAAAAAACTTCTATCGTCTTGGAATTGTTCTGCCATAATTTATTTTACCATTTTCTACAAGACCAATATCTTGCTTTTGTTCTTGGACCAGGATTATCACAATTGTGTCTAGCTCTAAAGTTTGCTCTCCTGCCAGGGTTATTCTTTTTGATTTTAACTCCCTTCTGACCGAAATTTACTTTAATAACTTTACCAGTCTTAGGGTTTTTTACATATACCTTAAATTTCTTCACATCACCTGCCATTGGTTTACCCAACTTCACTTCTCTACCCTGATACTCAGCTTCGTAAACACAACCACAGTTTGCTTCATCTAATGAACTTTGATAAGATTTAAGATAATTAATAAAATCATCCATATCTTCTTGCTCTACATCTAATTCATCATAATCATCTATTGGATTATCAGCCGGTGTATCTCCTTTTGAGTATGCTTTATCAATATACTCATCTTCTTTTAGGATATTTGTTAATTTAATCATTTTATTCTCCTTTTATTTTGACATATACCATAAATATCAATATTTGTCAAAACCCTACATTTTATAACCATTGTGATAGGTCTTCAATATCATCACCAATTCTCATTTTCCAAGGGTTATCATCTCTATCAGAAGGTCCATAAACACCAGCATGCTGCGTGTTTGAAGAAATACCACCTAAAGTTCTTTTTGTTAGGTCAATACCTTCTTGTCTTAAACGAAGTGCAGTATCCCTTACCCACAACCCAATACTGAACGCCATTGTCAAGTCATCATTATAACTTTTCATAGCTTCTGCCCTACCATTATTGAATATAAATGTAAATAATTCATCAATTAATCGGTTAGAACGAATTGTAACTGCTTTCTCTCTAAAATATTCATCCAATTTAGATATAATAAGAGGTCTAGTCTTTGTTGTAGTTGAAAATCCAGCTACCATCTGTCTTTCATCCGCACGATATTTGTTTCTCATTTGCTGTTCAACATCTACATACTTCAAATCTTTACTCATATAGAATAGGTTTTTATATTGTCTATCTATACATTGTTGAATACATGCCCATCCAATGTTTGAGTTTTCCACCACAAGTAATGCATCATTGTATTCAGTAGAAAGATTAACTAAGAAGTTTCCAAAATCTTTTGTATCTATTTTACCTCTATATTCAGCTACTTGTGTTGCATTTATTATATCCATAACATGACAAGCGGAATAGTCAGAACCATCACCTCTAGCAACGTCAGCTACAACCATATAAGAACCATTTGCTGTTGGATATTCCCATCTCCATAGGTTTCCATCAAATCCAGTCTTTTCAATTGGGTCTTGGCAATATGTTTCTTTATAAAACATTAATAATTCAGGATCAATTACAGTATCACCAGAAGATACAAAGTCACAATCACACTCTTGAGCTGCTTTCTTTTGTCCTAATAATTTTTCTTGTTCATCTCTCCAAGTTTGGTCTCTTTCAGGATGTACTGTCCAATGTAGTTTTATAGTATTAAATGGATTTATCCCATCTTCCGCACCTAACCAAGTTTTATGAAACCAGTTACCCACACCATTTGGTGTAGATAGTGCAATACAACTACCACCCGTTGAAAGTGTAGATTGCGCCGATACCCAAATTTCATCAATATCATCAATGAAGGCGGCCTCATCAAATATAAGAAGTGATAAGGCTTCAGAACGTCCTGCATCAGGTGAAGAAGCAATGGCCTTAATTTGAGAACCATTTGTTAAACGAAGGGAAAGTTTATTATCTTCCATAGAACCACCCTTTAACCAACTTGGAAGTAGTTCATGCATAACTCTTACTTTAGTTACTAGGTTTTTAGCAACTTCTTGTTTTGTTGCAATTACTAATATATTAAAATCAGAATTAAACAACATATTCCAAAGTGAAAATCCGGCACAAAGAGTTGAAATACCAGTTTGGCGTGATTTAAGAACTATATTAAAACGATTGTCTTTAAATCCAGTTAATGTTTTTTCCTGAAATGGGAAAAGGTGAAAAGGTATTTTACCTCTCACCGGATGCTGAATCATACAATATTTTTTCATAAAGTGTATAGGGTCACTAGCACACTTTTTGTATTCTTCTGCTATAATCTCTTTTAAAGATTTCTTTTGTGTTATTCCAGTTGGTGTAGCCATATTAATCAACAGGAGGTTTTACTAAATCGTAGTTTTTATCTTTTAATTTATCCCAAGCTTCGTTTCTCCATTTTATTGCCTGTTCAACCTCACCTTCATAAAATGTAATATCAGAAAGTATTTCTGCTTTTAATTCATCCACATCTTTTTCCAATACCCATTTTTCAATCTTACCATCTTCATGTACAAACTCATATTCTTGCTTTGCATCTTTGTAAGCTTGATGTAATTGTTCTAAAATATCTTTACCTCTTGAAATAATATTAGATAACATTTTATAATGTTCATATTCTTCCCACAAACCATCTAATTTTATTAAAGTTTCTTTTTTACCTAAACAAGTTGCACAATATCCAGTTTTAGAAATAAGTTTTTTATCTGCTCTACTCAATTTAATAGTATTACAATTTTCAGATTTACAACTATTTAATTTGGATAGATAATCTCTTACTTCAGACATTGTTTCTGATAGTTCATTTATTCTTACTTTACCATACTCTGTTTGTTCCCAAATTTTTCCTTCTGAATCGGTCCAACGTTCACCTACTTCTTTTTTACGATTATTTTCTGCGGATTTATCAGAGTTTGCGAATGATATTTGTGTATTTTTTTCATACTCACCACCCTGCAATACCATATTTACCAACTTTCTGCGAGTTGGATGCATGTATTTTTTTTGGAATTCCTTTGACATATTGATAGAAATATATTTGTATATATAAGTATATCAGAATTAAATAAAACGATTATTTTTCGAAGAAGATACCTAAAATTTGATTTAGGGGAGCAAATGCACCTGTCAGTTTATAAGTGTTTCCACCATATACAAATACAATACCTTCATTTGGTACAATCTTATCAAATCCACCCAAAGCATTTAATCTTTGCAATTCTAATTTAAGTTTTTGTATTTGTTTAGGGTCACCACTTGCTTTTACCTGTTGTATAGTTGATTCCAATCTACTTACCATTTGTCTTTTGGCAGATTCTGGATTTGCTGTGAGAACTGAACTCATAAATGAAAGTACATCCGCACCAACTCCTAAAAATATTTCTTCAAACTTCATTAGATTTTGTTTTGATATTTTTTGTTGGTCTTGCTTATCAGTTTGTTCAGCCCAAGCTTTTAATTTAGCGTCTTGAATTGTATTAATACGGAAT